ATGTCTAAGTTCTGTGTTGCACCTGGAGTCAACTCCAATGTTGCGTCAAATTTTTTCGTCAATGCATTATAAACTAGTACCATTCCATTTTGTGGATTGACTACGTTAACGTCACTTAATTCTGATAATGATAGAGTTGCAGCACCCGCAAGTGAAGAAATCACTTTGGTTGCATTCTGTTGTCCAACTCTTACTTTGATATCTGCCATCTAAGTTAGCAATTCAGATCTAAAAAGTATTTATATTTACTAAGACGTTATCTTTGAAGCAAGTTCATTTAACATCAATTTAAGAGTCTCAATCTCTTTTTTCATCTCATTCATTTCTGCTTTTTTATCAGCATTCATTCTACGAGTATTCATATAATCTTGATATGCAGAATCATCTGTGCTTACTATAGCGTTGGATTCTTCATCACGATATAAATTTTTATGTCCTTCTACTGGTATCATTATGCTAGTGCGATGGCTCTAAAGTCTCTCAATCTAACAAACACTGCTTCATTAGTTGATGTCATTACGATTTTAATTGTAAATGAAGTGAATTGTTCTAGATCATTCGCAGTAAATTGATACTCAGAGAATTGATCCATTACATTAGGTGCAACAACGGCATCTGCCCTACCATCATTTTTTGCAAAATCAATCACTTCATCTCCAAAACTATCACCATCAGTATCGATCATATTTGCATAACCTGGAAATGGTCTGTAGGTAGACTCAACTTCACTTGAATCTTCAGTAAATAATCGATAGAATACTCTAAAGTCAGTTCCTGGTTCAACACTAGCACCAACAAGAACTTTTAGTGAAGTTGCGGGATTTTCTAAATCAACTCTCTCTGATACAAAGATTGAACCGTGAGGATCATTTAGTATTTGATTCGTTCGTGAATCAGTCGCATAATTATTAAATCCAATTGGATTATTAACTTTATTTCTACCGAAATTGAATGTGGCATTTTTAGTATCAATTGCAGGAGATAAGTTAGGATCAGTAGTTGACATATTGACATTCAATGTCAATGATTTTTGTTTTGGAAGTGCAGTTAATTTATCTTCATTAATTGTTGATGCTATTAATCTAGGTGAATCAAAGAATTTAAATTGTTGTAATGAGATATTTTCAAATCCCTTATCTACAAACGATATTTCATTTCCACCTGCACTTGTTCCACTAATTGTTCTAACAGAGGCAGTTAATTCTGTTTCTGTTCCTGGTGTAATAAAGTTAAAGTCTGGACTTAATGAACTATATTGATGATTTTGAGATATTCTAACTGTTTTTGCTCCAAATGCCTTTTCATCTCTGAAACATAGTAATGAATTACCAGTTCTTTGATTTAGAGGATCTAAAGCACTGCGATCAACTTCAAGATAATAACTATCAAATCCACCTGCATTTTTAAGTGTCGTATTAGTTGGAACTGTAAATGTTGTATTAATACCTACTAATGATACACCTGCTGCCTCATAGGTTTGAATGCTTGCACCTTCAGGGTGTGGTAAAGCAACTGTATTCAAAACACCTCTAGTAAGTGTAAGTTGTCCTGAACCAACAACATAAGAAACTATTTCTTCTTCAATAAGTGCTTCTCCTCTATCAGTTGCAATTCCAGAGAACGTTGCAAATGGAGTAGTATTAGCAAGTGAGACAATGGTGCTCTCTGCAGTTAATGAAGAAGTTGAAGGAACAATGAGAGTATCTGGTTTTACATTTTCAATAGCAACTTTATTTGTTGCACCATGATGTGCATGATTATATTGAGTAACTTCAAATACATTCCCTGCAAACAAATCACCGTTTACAACTGAATCACCATTCACAGCAACGTTTGATATTACTGCCCTAGTATCGTTACCAGCACCATATGTGACTAATGGTTCATTATTTGTGAATTTCTCACCCTGAACATCAGTTAGGTATAAAGTATCAAATGTTGTTGAAATAGCGTTAACAACAAATTTTAATCCAGCACCTCTTGTTACTTTAGTGCTTGAATTATCAACAGTTAATACATCACCTACTTGATAAGCAGATCCCGTGCCATTAATCGCCACAGCAGTTACAACTCCTCCTGATACTGTAACATTTACTGTACATCCACTTCCACTTCCTGTGAGAGATACTGTAGGAACAGCGGTAGTGCTACTAAATGAATATCCAGTTCCACCAGTTACAACGTCACCAGCACCAACTATAGATCCACCTTGTCCTTCAATAATACCTGTTACACTTTGATCTTCCGAATCACCAGCAGCACCTGTACTTACTTTTCTACCAATTGGTAAATTGGCATTTGTTCTTGTACCACTACCATCAATAGTTACTTTTAATTTTCGAGGTAATGAACGAATAGGATTATTAGTTAATACTTGTGTATTAAAGTTACCTGGTGCAATTGGTGTATTGTAGAATGTAGCAGTTCCTGTTTCTACAAACTGTGCTTTACGAAGTTTAAATGTTAAATCTTGGTTTTGGCTTGGTGTCCAAATTGTACCGTTTTGTGATTTAAATAAACTTCCACCAAGATATTGCTTAGAAACAACCACATTTTGTACATCAGGTAATTGTGTTGTTTTAATAGATTTTTCACCCATTGTAGAACACCACATTGTATACTTATCAGATGCTGGACATAAGAATACTAGTGCAAATTCCTCACCTGGTGGTAAATAAATCGGAGATGCGAATGAAATAGTTGTTGGAACTGATGCATCAGCAGATATATTAATATCATTTGGATTAACAACAACTTCAGCAAAATCTTGAACTAACATTTCAGTTGGAGTTCCTAACTGAACTGTTCTTAATTGAACTGTTAGTTTTGCAGTTTCATCTTTGGATGCAAAATAAACATCAAAGGATGTTAAAAATGCTCCTGTTTCATTTACTGTGAATGATTGTGCTAGAGGGTCTCTCTTACCTGCTCTTCTTCTTCTCCTTCTTCTACCTCTTCTTATTGTAAACTGTCTACCAATATTCTGAGTCGAAGTTGTCACTTCATCACGAGTAGTTACAGTTACTTCATTTTCTCTTGCTGGTGGTGGGGGAGGATTTCTAAGTTGAACGACTTGATTTGTTTGTGTTAAAATTGTTCCAGTTCCAAGGTATGTTCCTGTAGCACTACTTGCTAGTGGTAAATCTGATGGTAGTGGAATTTTTCCATCTATTGTTGATGTTACTTTAAATGTTTTAGTACCAGTTGTAAATAAAGTAGGTGGTTTTGGAGTTGTATTAGCATTTCTAAAGAAGAAAGCACCAACTACATCACCCCAATTATCTGAAAATAAAGTAACATTAGAAACGGTTGCTACAGCACCACTAGAAGCACCAGTTAATTTTGCACCTCTAACAACATAACCAAAGTATTTTTCATTATTTGCAAGACCAATAACGTCTACATTGAATAATTTTGAAGTGGCAGAATAAGTTTCAGATGGAGCGGGTCTTGTGCGATCAAATGGATCAATAATATATTTTTCAACTTTTGAATTAGGAGCACCTAATCCTGCAGTAAATTCAGGTCTTGCTTCGTCACCATACTTATGGTTTGGACTTTGTGATCTTAATAAACCAATTTGAGTACCATTAACCTCTACCTTCACATCTTCAAAAACTGAAAATGTACCAGATGCCATTTCAATTTCAAATACTTTTGGTACTATGTCAGGTATACCACTGTCTAAGAAATGATAATGCTTAGTAAGAGGTTTTAAACCAGATGCTGCAAAAGCAACGTTTCTTGATCTCATGAATGGATCAACAGCACTTGATGTTTTTACACTTTCAATATAATCCTTTTCCTCTGATGGTCCTACTAATGTATTAGTAAAACTCCTTTCAACTCTACGAGTAACCTGAGTAGTGCTGGTTGTTGTTCTTCTAACTCCCTGCCACCAAGTCCAAGTACGTCCTCTTCTACCAAACCATCTACCGAACCAACCTCTTCTTCCTCTCCATCTTCTTCCTCTTGTGTTTACCTGAACATCTGATACTGTAGTTCTTGTCCTACCCCTAGTGGTTGTATCAGATACTATGTTTGAACTTTCAACCCATCTTGCACCTGTTGATTCAACTCTCTCATTATTGACATAAATTGTTCTTGCCCAGTTATCAGATGGAGGATCTAAATGAACAACACCATGAAAAGCAATAACATTGAATGGATTAACATTTTCAGTTGTTGTTGCTTGTGGATTCTCAATCCAATCTTTTTCTTCAAAATCTAAAGTTATAAAGTCTCCAGTTTTTTTACAATTAGTATCTAATAATTGAATATTTGAGTTAAGATCTGCATTAGAAACATCTATACTTGGATTAAATGCAACTTCTGGATTCATTGACCAAAAATCTATTGCACAATATAACTCTTTCTTTGATACATCTACATCACATCTTGAACCACCTTCAGGGTTGAAATCAATAAATGATCTATCTTTAAAGTCATTTACAACAAAACCACTTTTAAATCTATTCAGTCCATCTGCATCTTTAACTTGTAATGATTTTGTATCTAATTCGAGTGCACTTAATGATGTTATTGTTTCTAAATTTTCAATTCTCTTTTCTAATTCACCTATGTCTCGCATCGTAAATCTACGATTATCTTTCAATCTGATTCGAGCATCTCTTAAATCATACAAGTATGGTGGTAAAGTTATCTCTGCTATTTCCATTGCATCAGTATTGACTGATGGAGGTTGTGGAAAATCTGAAGGTTCTCCTTGTATGATTTGAACTGCCTCATCTTTTGTTATGACAACTTTGTCAATTCTACCTAGAAAATAATTGAATCCTAATAGAGAACTTTCATTTGGAGTAATATTAAATGGGTTTGTTGACTCGAATGTTCTACTAGAAAATGCAAATGGAGAATGTCCACCACCACTGTATGTAAATTCACTTACTCTAGGACGATAATCAAGAACATCTTGACCTTGAAAACCACCGACAAATGGAATATCTTCTGAATATCTTTCTTTTGTATATGAGTTAACAGTGAACAAATCTCCAGTATTTCCACTAGCAACCTGATACTTATCAAAAATAATCAGTAATTTTTTAGAAGGTATTCCTGAATTTGAATTTCTAATTATTCTTGAATAATCAACAATTTGTTCTCTATTTCCATTATCTAATCCATAGTTGTCTGTTCTATCTACATAATTTCCTACTGCCACTCCTTGTAATACAGTTTCGACTCCAGACTCTTTAAATTTAACAACCTCACCTACTGTAAATATATTGTCATTCAAATACACAAAACTGACAGTATTGGAAGTACGACTTACAATTTGTCCAATAGCACGACTATCAACTCCTTTAATCTGCTCACCAATTATTGTGTTTGTATCTAATCCAAGTCCCGCTACAAACGTAAGTTTATCTAAAATAGCTGTATTGGTATCTTTGGATTCTAATACAGCAACAAGTTTAACAACATCAGCTGTGTTTAATGATATTTCTTCATCTTCAACACGTAATCCATATCCACGACTAGCTGATAATCCATTAAATGGAGTACCAACTCCTTGAGTCCTAGTGACTTCGATTGTTTGACTTCTTAGATAATCTTTAGTTTTACTTGTTATTCCAAGTTTTTTAAGTGTAACTCCTACGACTACTGGATTTTTATTATTGTGTGCTAAACCATTAAAAGTAATCGTATCTCCTCCATTTGTGATAGAAACTTGATCTGATGTTAAAGGTTCGATAGTTCCATCTTGATAAGTAATTGAATATTTTTCAGCATCAAAAGGTTCAAAAAATGCACTAGTAATTCCTGCAGAAGCATTTAATCCTGACTGTGATGATAATGTAAGTGAATTACCCGATACATTCTGTCCTGTTATTTGTCTACTTATAATTAAATTTGAGTTTGCAAAATTTACACTTTCAATATTTTCTTTAGGTAATTCTGTGAAAATTCCAGTTGACCCAATATTTAAAATTCTGGGAACTTTAATTCTAAATGGAGTTGTTGTAGTACTACTTGTTGGTAACGTACCCCCATTATTAATTCCAGAGACTGTCTGTACAGTTGTTAATGTTAAAGTTTTACCATCAGCTGATATACCTGTTACTCTGTTATATACTGGATCAGTTGAATCAGCACCTGTAAATGAAATAATTGAATCGGTTTTTATTCCAACTTTTCCTGCAAAATTACGGTTAATTGCAGTTGCTGCAGTTCCAACAACATTTATTTGATCTGCTGGAGAGAAACCTGACAATATACGATCATATAATACTGTATCAGCAGCAAATGTTGATATTCCTGTTGATGAGAAAGTATCTTGGCGAATATATTTAATATCATCTACAGTAAACGCTGCTATTTCTTTTACAGATACGGCTGCTGCTGTAGTTTGTTCAGAAAATATTATTTGCTCTCCAACTATAAATGTTCCAGATGTTTGTGAAACTGCTAATTCATTTACACCAGTTGATCCACTTACTTTAGCAAGAAATCCTTTTGCACCACTTGCTAAACCTCTTACTCTAGTTCCAATTGGTTTTGAGTTGGCTATAGCAGAACATTTTAATATAGTATATGTTTGAATATCATATAAATGTAAATCAAACTCAGTTGTATCATTAGTATATGATGCATCGGTTACATTAAATGAATATACTCTTGCTTCTCCTATCTCTAATCCACTTACACCAGTTCCTGTTCCTTTTCTTCTATTATATAATTTAACAACATTTGTATTATTACCACCAACACTAATTAAAGGTGATCCAGTTACGTTATTAATCCTAACCATACTGCCCATTTCAAATGGGATTAATGCTGTATCGACTGTTGCTGTTGTTCTTGGTTTCTGTGCATCTAATACCTCAACTCCAGAAAATTCAACATCATATCCTTTTACATAAGCTTTACCTGGTGATAGTTTGACACAAAGTAAATCTTCTCTTGGTGTATTTCCATCATCAGTTAATCTATCCTCAGTATATAATCCTTGTGAATTTATTTCATCATTTAAAGAGTTTTGAACGTTAACTTTAAATGGTTCTACAGAATAATCACCTGATTCATCATAAGTTCTCTTAGCAAAATATTTTTTGAGTTCGCTATATGTTGAACTGTCTTGTAATTTTTTAATTTCTCCAGCATCAACCCTCATTAACTCTACGAAATTAGTATCTTCATAGTCTGTTAACGCTTTCTTAGAAAGTTTAACTCCAATTTTAAAACGATCAGCACCTGGTGCAGCGAAGTTTGTAAAACCTTTTGCGTTATCATAGAGAGATGAATCATCATTAGAATTAATTATTTCCTCTGAAATATCAAAACCCACTCTGTATGATGGTTCAACTGAGTATGGTTCAAGTATGATTAATGATGATGGAACATCTACAAAACTTCCACGTAAAAAATATACACCAGCGTTAACACCGAATGCAGTACCTGTAGCAGTGGCATCCTCTGATGTGAGTGTTAAAACTGTTTCACCAATTGTTAAAGTTGTATTTCCGTATGTTAGTGGTTCTTCTAACACTAAAACTTCACCGTCTGGAAATGCAGTGCTTTCACCGTCAGTTCCTGATTGCTGATATTTTATAAAAATTGTAATATTATCTATTCCCTCTGCTGGTGGTAATATAAAATTCTTAATAGTTGCTACTATTCCTGATGTTTGACCTCTAACTCTTAATCCTCTACCACCATTAGCTGCGATTATACTGCTTAAATAAACTGAAACATCAATGCCAAGATGTGTGTCATTTATTTTTGCAGAAAAATATGAATTATCAAGTTCAATACCACCAGGTATGACCATTGAACCTTCTTTAAATATATGCTTACCAAAAGATTCTACTTGATTCTGTAAAAGAGACTGTAAACCAGTTAATTCTCTTGCTTGAACTGGATATCCAGGTTTAAACAGAATTTTGTAAAATTGGTCATCCTTATTGAAATCATCATAATAAGGTGATATATTTAAATTAGTCTTTTGTGGCATTTTAGAATTCTAGTATGATTTTAATGTCTTCCTTTTGACGAGAGTTCCTAACAATCAAGGGTCTGTTATCTAAGTAAACTATTTCTCCTGACCCTTTATTTATCTCAGAATTTGAGAGTCCTGAAATAAAGTTAACTCCCAAGTTAATTAATTTATTACCTGTGGGATTTGTCGTTATACCAGAAAAACTTTGTGAAATAGCACCAGAGAAGAAAGATTGTTTTCCTTCAATATTGTTTGCACCTATTTGTGATTCAAATTGATATATTCGACCTGCAGTTGAAATACCAGCATAATCAGTATGATCATAAGTTGTCCTATTAAAGTTAAGAGAACGATCTCTAAAATATTTTAATACTTTAGTTTCAGAATCATATGATGCAATGTATCCTGTAGAAACTTTTCCTGTATTTGGAGGAGCAACTAAAACCTGTTTAATTTCTTCACCAACTTGTGGAACTCCAGTCACTGTATCAAATTTGACTGCTTGTAGTGAAGAATAAGTATTATCAGTATAAGTTACTGATGTTCCTACTTTTGTAGGATTCTTCACAACACCTACTTGCGAAAACTTTGTATCAATTGGAAAGTCTTTTGTTGAATCGTCAAATCTAGCATATACGATAACTCTATCAGTTCCCAATTCAGTATATACATCTGAACCATGTCCTAAACCAGGTGGGATGATAGGAATTAACTTTGCACGACCAGTGGATGTACTAACTCCACTACTTAAAGTTCCTAAGTCAACAATACCATAACTATAACCTTTACCACCAGCACTCACTACAACGTCAGTTATTGTACCATTTACAACATCAACTCTTGCCTTTGCACCCTCTCCATCACCAACTATATCTACTTCTTGACTTAAACCATTAGCATAACCACTTCCTGCATTTTCAATATAAACATGTTTGATTTGGTTCTGGTTTACATTAGAATCACCATTCTCTCTAACTGATCTTATTTGAGAATCTTGGCTAGAACCCCAACTATTTGGTACCGTAATAAATTCAGTTGAGTCAAATTTAATAATATCACTAGGTGAAACAGTGAAAAGATACTTCCAAAGATATCCATC